GCCGCATCGTCCCGATGGGTTCCGACCACATGCTGGTTCCCCGCGTGACGTCCGGACTGTCGGCCACCTTCGTTAGTGAAGGTGCGGCGTCTAGCGATACGCAAGCTGAATGGGACAACGTGGCGTTGACGCCAAAGAAGGCGACCGTGCTGGTGAAGGTCTCCAACGAATTGGCCGAGGACGCGGTTATCGATCTGGCGGATTGGCTGGCGACGGATATGGCGCGAGCGTTCGCACAGAAAGAGGACGAATGCCTGTTTGATGGTACTGGCGCACAAACCTACGGTGGAATGCGTGGCCTGACCGACAGCAGCAAGCTGAACAATACGGCGTTGACGGGCGGCGTGGAAGCGGCGGCTACAATCGACAAGTTCAGCGAGATTACATCGGCTGAGCTGTCGGGCGTGATGGGCACGTTGCCACAGTACGCACACCCGGGCGCTAAGTGGTTCTGCTCGCAGGCGTGTGCGGACGTCGTCTTCGGTCGGCTCATGGCAGCTGCCGGCGGTAACACCATGCAGACGCTGTCTGGTGCATACCAGCTGAGCTACATGGGCTACCCGATCGTAGTGTCGCAGGTGATGCCGACTTCTACCGGCTCGCTTGACACGGAAGTCATGCTGATGTTTGGCGACATGACAATGTCAACCATGTTCGGCGATCGCCGAGGGTTCACGTTGAAGGTCTCGCAGGACCGCTACATGGAGTACGATCAGATTGGTGTCATGGCGGCAGAGCGTTTTGACATCAACAGCCATGACATCGGCACGACATCGACGGCGGGTCCGATGATTTCCTACATTGGAAACATTGCCTAGAAAGGAGGCGCATTGTGATTCATACGCAGAATGAAAAGAGTTTCGCCATTCTGGCGCCCACGGATGTTGCGACCAACGCAACTACTGCCGCTACGGTCGATACGATCGGGTTTGATGTTGCTACCATCGACATCATTGCCGATTCGACGGCTTCAACCAGTAACAAGTTGCAGACCGCGACTTTGACCGAGAGCGCCACGAGTAATGGCACGTTTGCGACGTGGACCGGTAGCACGGCAACGACGTTTGGCAATGGGAATACGTCAGTGCCGCAGGTGTCCGACCAGTTTATTGTGGACACACGCGCACGCAAGCGGTTCCTGAAGGTGACGTTGCAGATGACCGCTGCCACGAACAAGCTGACAGTGGCCGGGAAGCTCGGACGTGCGGAAATCTCGGCTGTTGCTGCGGCGAATGACGGCGTAGGCGTGCGAAACGTCTGCTAGGAGATAGATTGTGTGTGTGCTGTTAGCGAGTTATCCCCGTTCTGGCGTGACGTTTCTACGGCTCGTCATTGAGCAGCTATACGGTATACCCACATGGACTTTGTACCGGGAGAACCCGGACCCCGCGAAAGTGTTTGACGGGGACCGACACTGGCCGCGGACTGAAGGTCCGGGCCTCCCGGTCAACTTCATCAAGACGCACGAGGTAGGCAGGCCGGAACCAGGCCAACGCACAATCCATTTGGTAAGAGATGGTCGTGATGCGACCGTGAGTTATGCCCATTTCCTACAAACGTACTATCGCAAAGCATACGGCGGCATATCCATCGATGACATTAGCCGCCAGATTGTCGAGGGCGATGCCCCACTAGGCTCATGGGCGGACCATACGACGACGTGGGCGAAACGGGATTGTGTGCGCATCTTGTACGACGACCTTGTCAGCCACCCGGCCGACACAGTCGCTTATGCCGTCGCAATTGTAGCACCGTCATTGGCGCCAGCATCCGGCACGAAGATTGCGACCTTCGGGGAATTACAAACGCGGAGCAAGCATTTCTTTCGACGTGGTCGCGGCGGCGGTTGGCGTGCCGAGTGGTCGGCGGAATTGCAGATGTTGTTTGATAAATTTAGCCATGACGCTATGCGGGCTATAGAGCGGGAGCCGCAATACGCATGAAAACGTCCAGCGTACAACTACGGTGCGTACCTTGGCTGAAGGGCTGCCAACGCCGCACCTACAGCCAATTCGGCGAGGACGGGCTGATTGCGGAGGCGTTGGAGCATGTTGGCGCTAACGGGCGTGCGTGCTTCGAAGTGGGCGCAAGCGACGGCACGACATTTTCTAACGTCCGGGCGTTAATCGAAATTGGATGGAGTGCGTGCCTGATAGAGCATGACGCCGAATTGCACAAGCAGCTGGTTACGCTGTACGGCGATAATCCCCGCGTATCGCTATCCAGAGAATGGGTGTTGCCGTGGACGATTGACGACATTCTTGATAGTGCCGGGCTACCCGAAGATTTGGATCTCGGAGTGATAGACATTGACGAACAGGACTTCTGGCTTTGGGCTGGCATGCGTCGTCGTCCAGCGTTAATGCTGGTGGAGTTTGCGGTTGGGCGCTCGCCTTGGCAGTTACCGCGATTGCGGGACGATACCGCAATGCCGAATCCAGACAAGCAAGCCGGGGCCGAGAGGATACTTGAGTTGGGGCGTGCAAGGGGCTACGTGCCTATAGCGCAGACGCTTTGTAATCTACTTTTCGTACGCAGGGAGTTGCTTTATGCCGACTGAAGAGGACAAGGGTATTTTGGGTCCGGATGCTATTACGGAGACGTATGACGTAGAGCATTTGGAGGAAGTTGCAATTGCATCCCCAGGTGTACTGAGTGGACAGATCGCGGACGTGGAAGGTGTGGTCCGCTTGAATCTCGGTGCCGGTGACGTGGACGTTGACGGCTATATCGCTGTGGACCGTCGCCACGGTACGGAAGCATACCCATTGGACTGTGAAGACGGCAGCGTGGACGAAATACGTGCGAGTCACATACTGGAGCACTTCGGGCATAGGCAAGTGTTTCTGGTGTTGCAGCACTGGGTGGCGAAACTGAAGCCGGGCGGGCGCATACGGTTGGCGGTGCCGGATTTTAAGTGGGTAACTGACAACTACTTGGCTGGTGTGCCGATCGATACGCAAGGCTACATCATGGGCGGGCACACTGACGCCAACGATAAGCACGGTTGTATATTCGACCGGGAATCGTTGAGCGAGGTGATGTTCACGGCGGGCTTGGAACGCATCACGGAATGGCAATCCGAGGTGGACGATTGCGCAAGTCTCGATGTGAGCCTAAACCTGCAAGGATTCAAGCCCGATGCGGACGAGACGCCTACAAATGTTGTCGCGTTAATGTCTGCTCCACGGTTCGGTCCGGTGATGCACTTTCGGCTCGCTATCAATGCGTTCGCAACACTCGGCATGAAGCACATGGTCGGGCAGGGCGTGTATTGGCAGCAGGTGTTAACGGGCATGATAGAGGATGCTATTGCCCAAGCATCACCGGAATACATCATAACGGTGGATTACGATTCCATCTTCTTGCCGGGCGATGTCCGGGAACTGTGTCGGCTCGCAAAGGCGTACCCAGATTTTGAGGCTATCGTTGCGATGCAACAGAAGCGGGGCACGGACTACGCCTTATTGTACGTTGAGAATGAAGACAGCACACCGAAGAGGCACACGTACCTCGCTGACTACGAGCGAGCGATTACACGGGTGGACGCCGCGCACTTCGGCCTGTCGATTTTCCGTGTCGACGCTTTTGCGAAACTGGCAAAGCCGTGGTTTGAGTCTACGCCGGATTCGGCTGGCGGGTGGTCTGATGAATTGGGGCGGGTCGATGCAGACGTAGGGTTCTGGAAAAACTGGAAGAAGTCCGGGCTACAGGTCGGCGTTGCGAACCGCGTGCCCATTGGCCACCTGGAGGAAACTATTGCGTGGCCTGATAAACAATTGAAAGCCGTTTATCAGTCGGTGAGCGACTACGACACGAACGGCAAACCAAAGGAGGCATGGGGATAATGAAAGTCAGGTTCATTCGACCGTGGCGAACATACTCGCCGGGGCATGTGATAGAGCCGCCTGGCGTACTGCGTGATTGGCTACAGGCACGTGGTTACGTGGAACGCATCGAAACCCCTGCGGCGGATGTATCGCACGAGGTGGAGACAGCAAGCACGCAACCGCCAGCGAACACAAAGCGCAAACGTGGTCGGCCGAGGAAGGTTCAGGTACCCACGTGACTGTCTCGCTCGTGACAGATTCAGCCGTTGAACCGCTCGAAGTCGCGGACCTGCGGGAGTACCTGCGGATTACGCACGGCAACGAGGATACGCTACTAGCGACATTGATTGATGCGGCTCGGCATTACTGTGAGGACGTGACAGGCCGACAGTTCGTCAACGCCTCGTGGAAGATCACGCTTGATTCGTTCCCGACTGAGATACTGCTGTACAAAACGCCAATCTCGACTGTGACGCACGTGAAGTATTACGACACGGACAACGTGCAACAGACGCTTGTTGACGGCACGGATTACGAGACGGACACGGACTCAGAGCCGGGCCGGATACGCGAGGCACAAACGACGAGCTGGCCTAGCACTTATACGCGATACGATGCTGTCGAGGTTCAGTTCGTGGCGGGCTACGGTGCGGCGGCCTCCGATGTGCCGGAGAAGTTTCAGCAGGCGATACGCTTCCTTGCCGGGCATTGGTACGAGAATCGCGGACCGCAAGTATTGGGCAAGACGACAGCTGACATCAAGCTGACGGTGAATGCGTTACTGTTGGAAGATCGGGTTTGGCAGTTTGAGAGGTAGGGACAATGGCAGATGCACAGACAGCAAAGTACGCATTCACGCTGACGGTGGATGAGGTCAAAGACTTGGGGCTTGACATTGTCGGCAACCCGACGATTACGCACACGACCGGTACCGACAGCGGCACGTTGACGGCCGCAACCACCGTTCCGGTCACCAAGACGTACAGCGACACGATCTCGCTTGCAGTGGGAGCGGCGGCATTGGATCTGACGTCCCTGCCCGGCCCGGAGTCAACGACGATCACATTCGATGGGCTCAAGGTACAGCTCGTGAAGATCGTGGCGACGGAAGGCAACGTCGGACCGATCACGTTCGTCACGGCTGGGGCGAATGGCTACAACCTCTTCGGAACCGACAATGCTTCGGCAGAGCAAATAGAGATCCAGGCGGGCGGTGTGCTGATGATGTACCACGTCAATCTGGCTGAGGACGTGGATGCGACGCACAAGGCTGTGACGATCACCGGGACTGGCACGGATAGCTTTTCGATCATCCTCGTTGCGGGGTAAGCATGGACTTCGGCAAGTTGCGGCATTACATCGAGATTCAGGAGCACACGGAGACCCGTGGCGATCAGGGGCAGATTGTCCGCGACTGGGAGACGGTTGCGTCATGGTGGGCGTCGATCGATCCGTTGTCGGGGCGGGAGTTGCATTACGCAGAGAAGGTGCACGCCGATGCGCGAGTGCGGATTCGCATTCGGCCGTATGACGGACTGACGCCGGACCATCGGATCAAGTTTGGGACGCGGACTTACAACATCCTGGACGTACGGGATATGGACGAACGCGGCGAGATGGCTGAGTGCATGTGTGTCGAGGTGAAGTAGTGGCCCGTGAAATCGACATCTCGTTCCTCGGTGACAAGAAACTGAGCCGCAAGTTGAAGCGGCTTCCGGTGAACACTCGCAATACGATCATCCGCAAGGCGTTTCGATCGTCTAACAAGAGATTGCGTGGTGCTCTTGGCCGGGCGTTGAGCGGTGAGATCGTGTCGCCGGATACGGGGCGTTGGCTGTCGTCGATGAAGACGGCAAAGATTCGTGCCACTCGCAGCGGCGGATGGTATCGCATGGGGATCGACATGCCGGAACGTGATGAGCTGGGAATTGCTGCTGGCGACAAGGGGGGATACTACCCGGCGTTCATCGAATACGGTGCGCCCGATCGCAGGTTCCGCAGCGGTGCACCAAACCCGCTTCGTGAATTCGCTCCCATCCGAAAGACGGCGGACGCGATGAGCAGCGTGGAGTTGAAACGGATCGGCGATGAGATTGGCAAGGGCATCCTGCTACTTGGGGGCAAGCCGTGAGGATCAAGCCCGCACTATTCGACAAGCTGAGCAAGACGCATGCGGTCACGAGCCTACTTGGTGACAACGCCACGCTGGGCGGCAAGGACTTGTATCTGGAGGCATTGGCGCCCGAGTCGGCAACCTACCCACGTATCACGATGGAGGTGACGCAGCGGGACAGGGTCCGGCACATGACGGGCTCGACGGGGCTTGTCGAGGGCCGCGTGGGCATCATTGTATCGGCTACGGTATCGCTGGGGGCTGACGCGGTAGCCGATGCGATACGTCTTGCGTTGGACAGCTATCAGGGTGCGACGATCGGCAGCGGTGACGACACTGTGACGGTATCGACGATCTACGTGGATACGGACTTCGATAATACGCTTGGTCCTGTGGACGCCAGCGGATCGGCAATTTACCAACGGGTGATGGAGTTAGTTGTATGGTATCGGGAGTCGACGACGTGATTGCCGCACGTGGCATCACCCTGCAAGGCAAAGACCTTGTGGGTGTCACGCGATTACGTGGCAATGTGAACCGCCGTGACGTCGAGATAGATGGCGTGGCCTACGAGGCTGGCTCGCTGGTGTTTAGAGGGTTTGCGGGACAGCGGCATGATGACGGGTTGTGTACCGGTGAGTATCGGTTTCGGCATGCTCAGCCGGGTGATGATGAGAATGATTGGTTTGACTTCACCGCTCTCCCGAGTTGGCCGACTGCGGTGATCGTACTACCGTAGATAGGAGTGTGAATCATGGCGGCGGGTGATACGGACATTGGAACTGGGACGACAGTAGTCGCGGCGGGTGCCGGTGCGTACGCTGCCGAATTGTTGAACGCGACGTGGTCAGACTTCTCGCGTGAGGCTATCGACGTCTCGCACATGGGGACGACAGGGGGCAGGG